CGAGCCTTCTGTCATCGCTTCAACGACCACGGACCGCCGCTCGCGAATCACCTTAAGCAATTTGTCAACAAAGTAAAGATCAGACACGTGTTTGTTCCATCAAAGAAAACCCTCCCCGAAGGGGGGGCTTCAGTTACCGAAGGACGAACTTCGTCGCGCGAAGTTGGAGGCCGAAACCGCGAGCGGTCTGTTCGCCTTTCGGGGCTGCCTCAATCTTGACGTCTACGGTCTTGGCATAGGGGATGGTGCCTTGACCTACGATGTCGAGGCTTGTTCCGACTGTAGGGGTCTGCGTTTTTGCGCGGGGTTGATCCGAGCTCATGGACTTGGACATAAGGAGTCTCCTTAGGTTGAGGCGGTAGGATAGCTGATTGAAGAGAACTGTGGAACTGTAGATTGTGCAACCGCGGCTGCGGACGGAACGCCAACATAAGGCGAGATATTTGCCGGAGCTTGGTTCGTGTTCTGGGACGACAGGTAGTTGCTCAAGTCGTAAATGGCGGACGTGTTCAGCGCAAGATCTTGAGAGGGCTGTCCGGTTGGTCCTTCGCTAGGGGGTGCCGAAGCAGCCTGAGAAGCTTGTCCTTGAGTTCCGCCAAAACCTACGTAGTCGGAGATACCGGGAACATCAGAGGTCAGATCGTAGCTTGTAGACGACGCCATCTGGCTTGGACCAGTTTGGTTGGCGGTGTTGCCGAAGAGTGCGCCCCCGACGGTTGGTCCTCCGACAAGACCGGAAACGGTGTTGATCGCCCCAAGTCCGGGAACAAAGCCTGCCGCCACATTGGCTGCCAGCGCAGCCGGATTGTTAAATGCGCTGCTGACCCTATCAGAAAGGTAAGACGTGACGTTATCAACAACGCTTGTTGATTTCTCACTCGGCGCGGCCGGAGCTGTTGGGGCAGCAGGAGCATTATTGACCACAGCGGCTGTCTGGGTATTGACCGCAACAGGGGCTTCCGGAGTCGGAGCAAAGCTGGATAGGGCTGCTTTCAAATCTTCAACTGCGCGCGCGTAATCTTTTTCGGCGGGCATTTCCGGGGCAGTCCAAGTCGGACCGGGGAGAGCGGCAAAAGACGGAGGAGCTTCCGGATTTTGGTTTGTTAGAGCAGCCTTTATATCAGCGTAAGTCTGTGCAAAAGCAGGTTGTTCCGCTTTGCTTGCAAAGAACCCAAAGGGGTCTGGGGCCGTCTGGGTCAGAAACTCAGGCGCAAAGATGTTCTGGAACTGTGGGTCAACCGGATCATAGGTGACGTTGAAAGATGGGGCTGCAACGGATCGATCAGAGAGAACCTCCGGCGCAAATTCCTGTGTGAACTGCGGATCGACATTGACATACGTGGACACGTAGTCAGGAGAAAGAGCCTCTGTCGTTGGGTTAGGCGCAGTGAACTCTGCCGGAGTATCGGCAAAAGGGGAGTTCGATAGGAAGTTGGAGACGTCATAATTCGTTTCCGGATTGGATTCTGTGTTTGCATCAGCCTCGTCGTCGTCGCCGCTGTCGTCGTCGCCGCTGTCGTCGTCGCCGCTGTCGTCGCCGGAATCGTCGCCGCTGTCGTCGCCGGAATCGTCGCCGCTGTCGTCGCCGGAATCGTCGCCGCTGTCGTCGCCGCTGTCGTCGCCGGAATCTCCGCTGTCGTCTCCACCGTCTCCACCGTCTCCACCGTCTCCACCGTCTCCGCCGTCTCCGCCGTCACCACCGCCGCCATCACCACCGCCGCCGTCGCCCCCTCCACCACCATCACCGCCCCCGCCACCATCATCGAACTCAAGCAGTCCGGTTACAGGGTTGATGGTTCCAGCGCCGCCAAGGCGTTTCAAGAAGAGGGCTTCTTCCGGAGTGATGTGCGCAAGCACGGTGTCGTTTTTCCGGCCTGCGGCACGGACGTCTTCTGCTTCCTTGACGAGACTGACGATGCCGCCGTCCGCATATGACAAGCGCGGGATAGGCAGCATAGGTGCTTGTTTGGGCTCCAACTCCTTTGTCAGACCCATCAAGGTATTGAGCGCGTAGGTTTCGCGACGCGAAGCGCGACGCTCCTCAGTAGCCGCTTCAGCAACAGGTGCTGTTTCACCAAGCGCGCTGTAAGGTTCGGAGGATTTGCCGCCTCCCCCTTCGCCATACTTGGACATGATGGTCGTAGCAAATTCACCAGCAGGCTGGCCTTCTTTGCCGGAGTTCCAAGTGACGGCCTTCTCTCCAACCAGTTTGTCGGCAGGCTTGTCGGCGTTCGTCAACAGGCGATACGCGCCATCAGCGCCTTGGTTGTGAGCAAGGTAGAGAACACGGCCATCGACATTCTCGATGCCTTTGCTTTGCAGATAAGCGCGATTCTGCGCAGCCAGACGTGCCGCTGCTTCAGCAGATTGTCCTAGATCGTTCGGGTTTTCCAAGCCCATGCCCCGCGCTGTGCTGGGAATGAACTGGAATGGACCCCTAGCTCCGCTCTTCTCGTTGTAGAGGTTCTTTCCGCTGTCGCTCTCAACCTGATAGACGCGGCCAAGGTATCCCTGAGGCAGCTTGTAGCGGGATTCCAGCGAGGAGAAGAGCTCCATCGGGTTCATTGAGCAGGCCTTTTTGCCTCACGGGCGCGAGCAAGAGAGACGTTCGCGCGCAGTTGCTGAATGTCTTCCGTCGAAGCACGGCGGGTCTGTTCTTCAGCCTGCTTTGCTTGAAGCTTGCGCTCATCAAGATCGATGCGCAGTGCGGCTTCTTCAGCCTTCAACTTCACAGCCTGCTCGCGAATATCGAGGTCGCGCTGCTGCAACTTGACCAACGGATCTTCCGCTTGTTGCGGTGAGAGTTGCTGCATGACAGCTTCAATCATCTGCGCTTCTTCCGCTGCGGCAGCCTTCTGCAACAATTCAACCGGAGGCGGAGGTGGCGGCATCATCTGACCCGTCATCGGATTGATCATCGGCGGAGCCTGCTCCATCATCTGCTGCGCTTGCTGCATGACGGTTTCGTTGGCCATCAACGACACGTGTTCAAACACGTGCGACAGCAACACGCCATACACCTGAGGCGACGTCTGGATCAGAGCCGACTTGATGAAGGAGATATGCGACATGATGTGGGCTTGGTGGTCCTGCTGAGGAAACGCCTTCAACTGCGGTGCACCGTTCGGCACAACCATCGCCCGCGCATTCTCCATCGCCGGACCTTCCGGCTGCGGCTGTTGCGGAGGCGGCAAGATCAGATCGATGTCCTGCACACCAAGCGCCGAATACATGCGGCGATAGGCTTCGTATTGGTTGTGCATCTGCGGTGCAGCTTGAGCAAGACGGAGTTGCTCTTGCGCCAGCGAGATGCGCTGCGTCATCGAGAAGATGTTTGGATCGGTGACAGGGATGATGTCGATGTTGTCGTCGAAATCCTGCACGAAGATCTGACGGCCACCAGCCACGTCATACGGATAGGCACCTACCGTGTCGCGTATAACGCGCGCCAGCAGTTTCAGTTCCTGCTTTTGTGCGTAGTGCAGGCGCTTGTGGACTGCGCTCAACACACGCGAGCCACGCTCCAACAAAGCAATCGTGGTTCCAACAGGCATTTCCTGATTGGAATCCGTCATTCCAAGGTCCTTGGTCCCCACGAACTTCTCAGCCGCAGTGATACAGAACCCGAGCAGTTGCATCAGCGTTGCGCTCGGCTCCTTGTAGGGAAGCGGCAGCAGGCTTTCGCGCAGTGAACCGCCCGGAGCGTCAACGTCACGCCATTCGCCCGGCTGCAAGAGCGAGCCTTCGTCTTGGATGCGCAGGCCCTTGGCCTTGAAGCCAGCGGGAAGGTTCGACAGCGTACCAGCATCAATCAACTGGCGCAGAATGGACGTCGAAGAGCGCGACAGATTGCCGAGCAAGTGGACAAGACCGAAGCCGTAGAAGCCAAGGCCGGGAAGAAACTTGTAGTGGACAAAATACTGCTGCGGCCGCTTCTTGCGATCCTTCTCGCTGTAGTTGCGGCGGATAGCAAGGGTGTCACCCGTGTCAGCGTTTATCGTGACAATGTAGGGAAGCTTGATACCAGTGGGTACACCCTCTGAATCGACGTCTTCAAACCCTTCGAGATCCAGATTGGTGTGAATTTCGTACAGGCGGTAGACGTCAGGCTTCGATGACGGCTCGATGCCCGTGATCGTATCGACTTTTTCTTCCAGCGAATCACGTTCTGACTCTGTCGGCTCCTGCAATTCGATGTCGCGGTAGAAACCTGACACTTGTTGCTTGCGCAATTCGTTGGGAGAGAGGCGCAAAACGTGCGTTACGCGCTCTGCGGTGCGGATATCGCGCGCATGGTAGGGAACGATCAGGTCATTCGGGTAAATGACGGGCGAAACAGCGCGCTGCATGTC